AAATGAAACAATAAATTGGTCATTTTTTAAGATTTCCGGTTTTTAAGTCAGAAAAAATACGGGGGTAAGACAAAAATATATGGTTTATTTTTAAGAATTAAACAAAATGGATAAAGAACAATTGCTTAAAATGTATGCAGCATTGAAAAACAACCCCGGCGAGATAGTAAAAGCGGCGGCACGCCATAGGCTGATAAACTTTGCCCGGTACATGCAACCGGATTTGGCTTTGGAACCGTTCCACGTCGTTTATTATACGCTATTGGATAAGTTCGCCCACGGGGAAATAAAAAAAATGATTGTGCAAATGCCGCCTCAACATGGTAAGGAAATATCAGATAATCAGATAGTTGCTACCACTAAAGGGCTAAAAAAACATGGTGATTTAATTGTAGGGGATTACGTGTTTGGTAGGGATGGAACACCGGTTAAAGTCTTATGGGTGTCAGAAAAAACAAGAAGCGAATATGTCGTTTCTTTTTCTGATGGAGCAAAGATAGAATGTCATGGCAATCACGAATGGACGGTATATAATAGATTTCGACAGAAAGAGGAAACTATAGAAACGAAGCATATGGCATCCTCCACAATATATAATGGAGATGGAAAAAGAGGAAGCCGATATAAATACCATGTAGATAGCAATGTTTGCGTAATGTTTGATAGTCGGAATGTAGATTTAGACCCATACGTTTTAGGAGCGTGGCTAGGAGATGGGGATAGCTCATGTGAGATTATACACATTGGCAATAATGATGTTGAAATAATAGGGAATAGTACATATAAGTTCAAAGAAAGTAAGGGCACGACAACACGTAAGTTCTACAGCCCAGAATTGAATCTTTTACTAAAAAATAATGGACTAATTAAGAATAAACATATACCGGATATGTATAAATACAATTCAGTTGAAGTTCGCAAGAATGTGATTGCTGGATTAATTGATACAGATGGGTATGTGTATCACAGAAACGGACGTATAACCATATCCAACACAAACAAGCGGATTATAGACGATGCAGCATTTATATTACGCTCATTAGGTCAGTCTGTAGTTGTGTGTGAATTCAAACCTAGGGTTAGTAGTAGCGGAATAGTAGGGAAGAAGATAGTATATCAACTCTGTTTTAATCCTACAATGACTTTCCCGACAAAAGTAAAACGTAAGAAGATAACGAAATTGTCTATAAATAAGAAGCGTGCTATTGTTTCTATTGAACGAAAGGAGGGCTTGGGTTATGGTAATTGCATCCAAGTAGATGGGGGTATCTATCTGGTTGGAGATACGTTTATTCCTACGCATAATAGTGAGGGTTCAAGCCGGAAGTTGCCCGCTTTCATGTTGGGTTTAAATCCGGACAAAAAGATTTGTATCGGGTCGTATGCGGCAACCATTGCGAGAGATTTTAACCGGGACGTCCAAAGAATAATTGATACCCCAAGATACCGGGAATTGTTCCCGGAAACGTATTTGAACGGTTCCAACGTCGTAACAATGGCTAATACGTATTTACGAAATTCTGACGTCATAGAAATGGTTGGGCATAAGGGTTTGTTGCGTGTTGTCGGTCGTGGCGGTTCTTTGACGTCAAAAACGGTTGATGTATCTATTTTGGACGACGTTTACAAGGATTACGCAGAGGGTAACAGCCCGATTGTACGTAATGCGGCGTGGAAATGGTACACGACCGTTGTACGTACCCGTTTGCATAATGATTCACAAGAATTAATTGTGTTTACCCGTTGGCATGATGATGATTTGATTGGGCGCATAGAAAAAAGCGGGGAAACCGTAATTGACATTAAAAGTTGGGATGATGTAAAAGACATTCCGGCGGGCGCATGGGTACGAATAAATTTTGAGGGACTGAAAACCGGGGAACCAACAGAGATTGACTCACGGGAACCGGGGGCGGCGTTATGGGATAGACGACACAGCCGGGCAAAATTGGAGGGACAAAGAGCGTTAGACCCCGTACAATTTCAATGTTTGTATCAAGGCAACCCCGGAAACGCCGAGGGTAAATTGTACCGGAACCCGTTCCGAACATACGTTGACAAATCCGAATGGGGGACGTATGTACGTAGCGGGAATTATACCGACGTTGCCGACGAGGGCGACGACTTTACATTTTCGGCATGTTATGACATTTACAAATCCGGTAATGAGGCATGGAACGAACAAAAGAAACGGTTTGAACCGATTTTGTATGCGCTAATTACTGACATGGTATTTACGCAGGAAAACACGGAAATAACAGCCGTTACCGTCCCGGATATGATAAACAGATGCGGAACGCAAAAAGCATGGATTGAAAGTAACAACGGCGGTTCCGGCTTTGAAAAGGTTATAAGGAAAAAGATAAAAGCAGTAACAGAACCATTTTATCAAGGGGCAAACAAGGAAAGCCGCATTATAACAAATTCAGCGATGGTAAATGCACAAATAATAATGCCGATTGGATGGGAACAACGTTTTCCAAAGATACACGAACATTTGACCGGGTTTTTGCGTGATTTTCCTGCAAATGCCCATGACGACCCGGAGGACGGTTTAACCGGAATTTATGAAAAGGAATTGGCGGACGGTAATATTAAGCCATACAACGCCGCATGTAAGGGTATTACACGCCGTAACTAACAATAAATTCCATATATGCAAGAAATTAACCGTAAAATATTATAACTTTGCAAAAAGAAAGGGGCAAAGGGATAGCCCCGGAGATTATAAATTTAGTTTTAACGTTAAAAATTTAAAGATTATGGCGATTTGTAAATGCCCGGCAGCCGAAGCGTTGCCAAACATTCCGAACTTTACGTGTGCCGAGAGTTTCGGACAGATTCAGAAAGTAGCGTTTCAAAGATTGTACAAAAGAACCGGGGAAAGAAATTCATTTACCACGGCGGCGGGAATAGAAAATATAGAGTCATGGACGCCGTTGTTATCGGCAGACGACGACACGAAAGTTGTTTTGACCCCATACGTACAAGCACCAACAGCAGAAGCAGGGGCGGCACGTACATTTGGCGGCGGAAATGAAACGTTGGGAGGTATTGAGGAAGTAATAGGACGTGAGCCAACCCAATTTACGGCGGTATTGCGTAGAGTTCCGCAAAAGATTATTAAAGCATTGAAGCAATTACAGTGCGAAAGCGATTCCCAAAATTTGGGCGTTTATCTGTTTGACGAAAACGGAAATATCGGCGCATTGCAGGACGAAACAACAGCAACAACGTATTATCCTATTCCAATTCGTTCTTTGTTCTTTTCTGATAAAACATTGGGAGGATTGGAAGCACCGGACAGCAACAACGTACAATGGTCGTTTTTGCCCAATTGGTCGGATGATTTGGTAATTGTAGCCCCGAAGAAATTCAACCCATTAACAGATTTGATAAATGCCTAATGATAAAACGACGAGAGTTTTGTTGGAGTGTACAACACTGAAAACAACACGTGAATTTGATGTAACGCACGCCGAAAGATTGTTGAGGATGCGAAACAACGGCGGTTGGCAGTTACCGGAAAATAGTAAATTTGAATTTGACAAAGAAAATGGGCTTAGATATAAGAGAAATAAAAAAGCAGATAGCGGAGCCACGGAAAAAAACGGCGATTAGTAGGGCGGTTTACCACCAAAACCGCATACGTTTTCACGCCCAAACCGTGTTGACGCCGTATGTTATGCAGCCGTTAAATGATTTCTTTGCTTTTGTTTCTAATATATTGCCCGCCGACAAAGTAAGGTTGTTTAAAACAATGTTCCGTTACCCCGTTAAAACAAACGAGGTGACGGACGTTTGTTTTGCTAAATTGAGCCGTATTTTCGATGGTAGAAACCCGGCGTTCAATTATCAGTTTATGAACAGCGAACAACGGGACGATTGGGAGTATTACCGACAAAGCGTTTTAGGGGAGCCGAAAATTTGGGCAACAAAAGGATGGGAGTATTTTAAAACCGAAATAAACAGCGTTTTAGTTGTTGATTTGCCCCAAGAACAAGCCCCCGGCGATAAATACCCGGCACCGTATTTCTATTGGTTGCCAATAGAAAGTATTATTACTTTCGATGCGGATAAAACAACGGGCGTTATGCGTTGGATTATATTCAAGCAGGACGACAACCGTATTGCAGTAATAGACGATGAAAGATATAGGGTTTTCAGAGAGGAAAAAGGAAACGTTGGGGAATTGCTGATTGACAGCCCGCACGATTTGGGATATTGCCCCGCCCGTTTCTTTTGGAACGAACCGTTAAGCCTAAAGGAACCCGATGTTAAGGCGTTGCCATTGACAAAGGAGTTGGAAAGTTTGGATTGGTTTCTTTTTTACCATATATCGAAACGGATTTTGGATATTTACGGGTCGTATCCTATTTATTCCGGGTATGAGCAAAATTGCGATTACTCAAACGCAGAAAACGGCGACCATTGCGACGGCGGTTTTATTAAAGACAAAGCCGGAAATTACAAATTCGACCAAGCCGGATTATTGATACCATGCCCGAAATGTGGCGACAAAAGAATTGCCGGAGCCGGAACGTATATTGAAATACCCGTACCGGATGGCGATAAACAACCGGATTTGCGCAACCCTATTCAAATGTTGACCGTTGACCGTGATAGTTTGGACTTTAATGTTTCCGAGGAAACACGTTTAAAAACAAACATAATTACGGCGGTCGTTGGAACAAATGAGGAAATAACGACACGGGACGCATTGAATGAACAGCAGATACGAGCCAATTTTGAGAGCCAAAGCACGGTATTAAACCGGGTTAAAAAAGGGTTTGAGGAAGCACAACAATTTGTTGATGAAACAATATGCCGTTTGAGATACGGAAATATGTTTATATCGGCAAAAATAAATTTGGGAACGGAATTTTATTTGTACGACCCCAACAAATTACGGGAACGTTACAAGTTAGCAAAGGACAACGGAGCAAGCGAGGCAGAATTGGACGCATTGCAAAACCAAATAATCGAAACGGAATACAGACACGACCCCACACAATTACAACGTATGTTGGTATTGTCAGAATTGGAGCCGTACAAGCATTTAAGCCGTGCCGAGGTATTGGATTTATACGGAAAAAATCTAATTTCTGAAAACGAATTGCGTATTAAACTGAATTTCGCTAATTTTGTTCGCAGATTTGAACGAGAAAATACTAATATATTGGAGTTTGGCAGTCAAATACCATTCGACCAAAAAATTAAAGTAATAACAGATAAATTTAATGAGTATGCGAGTGAAAACAGAAACAGAGGGTAAAACAAAGGACGTCGGATTGTTGGACGTTACCCCGGAAAATTTCATTGTCCCAAAAGGGGAAGAAAGTTTTTATCATTGCCGAATTGAGGTTGTAAAATTCCACGGCGAAACCGGAGAAAGATTGTCAAAACCAGGTATTCAAGTTTTCGGAAAGAAATTCTTTGAAACCTTTGGTTTGCACAATTTGAGAAAGCAGGGTTACAAAGTTGATATTTTGCATGACCCGAACGTTTGGGAGGCTGCAAACAAAGAAAAGATTGAAGCCAATAAACGTGCCAAAGCAGAAGCCGCAGCACAAGCAGCAGCAGAGGCAAAAGCGGCGGAACGTGCGCAGATGAAAGCGGAAATTATTGCAGAACTGAAAGCCGCCGGAGTTATCCCGGAAGAAACAAAGAAAGCCGGAAGAAAGCCGAAAACCGAAAAGACAGAAGAAACGGCAACCGAAAGCCCGGAAAATAACGAGAACGTTTAACCATTAAATATTACGAATATGGCACAGATTGCACAGCAGGACAATTTGGTTATTGAAGTAACCACAACCGTCGCAGCATTGGACGAGGACACAAAAGCAAAATTGATTGCATGTATTGAGGGCGGCACAATTGCCGACGTCGTGTTGGTAACAAAAGAGGTTGAAAATAAAATCAGCCATGCAAAGATTGTTAGTTGGTTGGTTGAGACAACCGAAAAATCGCAGAAATACACAATCTACATTGTAAACGCAAAAAGTGCGTCAATTGAAACAATTGTACTTTGTTAATTCAGAAAGGGTAAAGAATTATGTTAACGAGAGGAATTTTAGTTGCAAATGCGGCTTTGTCGGGATTGACTGACGAACAGATTACAGCGATTACAACATTATCGCAGAATGACGAAAACAGCGTTATAGCAAAGAAAACAAGCGAAATTTACGGGGCTTTGGATGCGGATATTTTGGCGGCGTCCGGTATCGCCAAAAACAGCACTGAAAAGACGTATGATTTCGCAAAACGTGTTATTGGGGAGTTCAAAACAAAAGCAGAAAGCGCAAACGGGTTACAATCGCAGATTGATACGTTGACAAAAGAAAAAGCACGTTTGGAAAAAGCGATTGCGGACGGTTCGGCAGATGCGGAAACGGCAAAAGCATTGAAGCAAGCAAAGGCGGATTTGGCAAACGTTACCACACAATATACAGAGTTGAACACGAAGTTTGAGCAAATGAAAACCGAACACGAAAAAGAAATGTTTGGCGTAAAGATTGACAACGAATTGCAGACAGCCGCCGCCGGGCTTACATTCAAAACCGGATTGCCGGAGAGCGTAACAAAGGTAATTTTGGCACAAGCAAACGAAAAAGTCAAAGGAATGAACCCGGAATACATAGACGACGGAAAAGGCGGAAAGATTTTGGCGTTTAAGGATGCAAGCGGCGCAATTATGAGAAACCCAAACAATCAGTTAAACCCATTTACCCCCGGCGAGTTACTGACAAAAGAATTGGAAACAATGGGAGTGTTGGAGCCTAAAAGACAGCAGCCCGGAGGCGGAACGGAGCCGCCAAAACGTCAGCCCGGAGGCGGTTCAATTACCGTTGATGCAAGCGGAGCCAAAACAAGAACAGAGGCATACGATGTTATTGCAAATTCTTTGATGCAGCAGGGTTTAACAATCGGTTCAAAGGCTTTTGATGATGCAATGAAACAAGCATGGCAAGATAATAACATTAGTCAGTTACCGGAAAAATAACACGGGAAAGGGAACCCCGCATTTAATAACAATTTAAAAATTAATTATGAGTTTAATTGCTACAAGATTACAGAATTGGCGAGTTGAAAACCCGGAGTTAGACCGCAATATGACCCGCCCGTGTGAGTATGGCGCATTGGATTTCTTTATTGAACAGACCAACGCCGCAAATTCTATTTTGTCCCCAACATTGCGTGACCGTGCGTTTGCCTCAATTGGTAATACGGTACAAATCCCGGTTATCAATTACGACGGCGACGTTACCGTTGGCAACGTTCGTTCGTGCGTTATCCCGGACGATGAAAACACGTCAGCACTTTACCAGGTTGTTTGGGCGACATATTCAATTGGTTTTACTATGGTTCCGGCGTTGTACATGAACAACGAAATTTCGTATGAACACGATTTTAACCGCAAAATGGAAAAGAATTGCCGTGCGTTGGCTGATGCGTTAGACAAAGCAGCCGTTGTCGAATTGGAAGCCAGAAAGACCAAGGTTTTGAAAGACAAATTGAATTACAATTTCGATGCAAGCGTTATCGAAGTTCCAACACAGATGGCAACCGAAATTATGGGCGATATTGACCCGATTATGCGTGCAAATTGCTATCCACGTATGGCGCATATTATCGGTAATGCCGGGGTTGATAGTCTGATTAGAAAATTGGCACAGCACGGTATTTATAACGACGTTAACAAGCGCATGGAATACGACAATAAAGTTTTCCATTACACAAACAACGTTGTCAACGAAAAAGGCAAAAACGGTACATTCTTTGCAGTTGAGGACGGAAACGTTGGCGTGTTAACACGTGTTGACCGTGAGGCATTGCGCCGCACACGTGCCAATTTCCACGAATGGGACGTTGTACGTTTGCCGTACATTGATTTGCCCGTTGGTTCGCATTATTACACAGCAGTAGGCGACCAATCACAGATTGCGGGCGCAGCGAGTGCGGACATGACATGTAACGTTAAGGAATATTTCGGATTCAGTGTTGACGTTGCGTTTATTATCGCATACAACAGCGACTCGGGAACCGTTGCAAATCCGATTGTCAAAGCACAGATTGCCGCACGTGCTGAAAACGTTCCTTTGGGTATGCCCGTATATGTTACCAATTTAGAGGAAACGCCAATTTTCACACAGACCGTATAATTTCGGTTTCAGTATTAACAACATGGGGGCGGGGAAAATCCCCCGTCCCTTTTTTAATTTATAGCAATATGGAAACGTTAGTATCAATTAAAACAGATGCAGCCAACAAAACCGTTACAATCAATGAGGCGTCCGGCGGAAAACCGGAACACGCCGTTTATAGTGCAAGAATTGAGGACGGAAATTTGATTTTGATAAATTCAGTAACAACGCAGAAACGTTTTTCGGCACCATTTAACACTGTTTCAATTGACGGGGCAACGTATCAGACGGAAACCGAGTGTATGCAGCATTTGGCAAATATTGGAAGTTTTAAGCAGGGGGGCGGCGCAATCCCGGTAATATATAATCACGCCGGGCAAATCAAAGTAAATTACAATGGTTTGCAGATTTCAAATGTAGAAGCCAACCAACAATACGAATGCCATTGCATACGGCGACGCCAACGGTCGTTGCAGCCCCAACAACGCAATATCCAACCGGAAGCGAAACGACGTATAATCCTGCAATGTTTATTCCCGGAGATAACCCGCCAACAACAATGCGATTGAGGGAAAACAATATTCCCGGACAAACGCACCGTTGGCGCATAATCGGAAGTTATGAGAACAAAGCGCAGGGAAACAACGGAGAATTGCAATTTCTTTTGGTAAACCCGGACAGCGGATTTTATGTTACCGACCAAATAACGTTGCCAAGCAATAAAACAGAGGGACAATTTACAATTGAATTAATGACAATTGCAGATGATGCAAGTTTGGCGGTTGGTAGGGGTTATTTACTCAAAGCCGCAACGTTGTTTGCCGATAATAATTTGGTCGTCAAAATAGACAGCATTACACGAATTAGTTTTGCCGTAGAAAATCAATAACTATGTATCGAATAAAAGAAATACAAGACGCATTATTGCACGTCGTCGGGTGGGAACAATCCTTTGACCCGGCAAAAGCAATTGACACGGATTTAACGCAGACGGAAAGCGGGTTGTATTTTCAAGGTGCGCACCCGCTTTTGACGTTGGATAATATGGCGGCGATTATGCCGGATGATTGGGGGCTGCAATACCCGGAATGGAACATGATATTACCATACAAAGCAGGGCAAAAAGTACGTCATAACAATATTGTTTGGATTGCGAAAATTGATAATACCGGAGAGGAACCGACGGCGAGCGATTTTAATAATGATTACAGCCGGGAGGATTACGGAAACCCATATTGGAAACCGTACAACATGTTAACGGACTTTTTGGAAAGAATGACACGAAACGGGATTGCAACCGCAATTCAGACATTTACCCAAATTAAGCAGTTGGATAAAGAAACACGCAATTTGTTAGAACGCAGAACGCTTTTTGATGGTGCCGGACGCATACGGGCAACCCTGCAAAATAATCATAAATTGGTTGGCTTTGAAATTGTCCCGGTTCGTGCAATGGGAGTGACAACGAAAATTGAAAAGATAGGTTTGCAAATGACCGGGGCGACCGGAAAAGTTAGAATGTATCTTTTTCATTCGTCCCAAATTGACCCGGTAAAGACCTTTGATTTGGATTTTACCGTAACAAATGGCGGCTTTCAATGGTTCCCGTTAACGGATTGTTATTTGCCGTATATCAGCGACGAAAACAACGCCGGGGGGTCGTGGTTCCTTTGCTACAATCAAGACGAATTACCCGCCGGAATGGAGGCAATAAACGTTTCAAAGGATTGGAGCCGGGAACCGTGCGGAACATGCAACATTGGTTCCGTCGAAACATGGCGAGAGTTGACAAAGTATTTGCAAGTAACGCCGTTTATGTATAATGCGCCGGAAACGTTCGCAGAATACCCGGAGTTGTGGGATATTGCATACACGATGTACACACGAACCCAAAATTACGGGCTGAATTGCGAAATTACTATTGGATGCGATTTAACGGATTTCATTATTTCCCAAAGGCAGATTTTCCAAACGGTAATACAAAGACAAGTTGCTGCAATTGCATTGCGGACGTTGGCAATGAACCCCAACGTAAGGGTTAACCGCAATCAATCAAATGCAACCCGGATGGATATTTTGTATGAGTTGGACGGCAACACGTCCGGCGTTCGCCCCGGCGGTTTAGGTTACGACCTTAAAAAATCTTATGAGGCGTTGCAAATAGATACGCAAGGGTTAGACCGTATCTGTTTAGCCTGCAATAACCGTGGCGTAAGATACAGAACCGTGTAATTATATAATTCAAAGGGAAAGTTGTATATAATTTCATGTAAAAATTGTATTTATGAAACGGATAACCGATTTGCGAAAAAGGGTTGCGGATTTCAACGAGGCTTTGACGTCCGGGCGGATAATACAAAACATTATATGGGACAATGAGGCATATATAGTTGATTTGAACGCCGAGGAACAATTGTTTGAACAAGGTATTAACCGTTTGGGCGTCGAAATTTCGGATTATGCACCATACAGCCCCGTAACAATCGCAATTAAAGAGGCAAAGGGACAGCCGACAAACCGGGTAACGTTACGGGATGAGGGAGATTTTGAAAGTAGTTTTTATTTAGAGGTTGGCGACAAACAATTTGAAATTAAGGCGGCGGATTGGAAAACCGAGGAATTAATAAAAAAGTATGGACGCCAAATTTTAGGTTTAACGGACGAAAATATTAGAATCCTTATATGGCATTATATTTTCCCGGATTTAATAACAGAGGCAAAAAAAACGATATATGGCAGCGAATAACAAAGCCCCGGTAATTGCGAACCCGGAATTGTTAGACCGGATTATTGGAAACATTCAAACCGGATTAGTTGATAATTTACCGTGGTTAGACAAAGCATTTGGGCGGGCTGAAAGATTGGTTAAATACGATGGGAACCGGAAAAGGTATTTTTCGCCGAATGTGTATGCAGGTGGAAATGACTATATAGAAGTAACCCCGGATGCGGGCATAGGAAATTTTTCATTCTTTTGGATTGACGACCCGCAGGACGTGAGTTGGGAACCAAATGTATCGGTAGGAATTAAAGCCCCGTTTTCCCTTATATTTTGGTTTGATTGCCGGAAAATCTTTAATGATGCAAACAACCGAAATAAAGAGGAAGTTAAACGCCAAATATTAGACGTGTTGAACGGCGGGTTTTGGCTTAAACACGGACGTTTCAAAATAAACAAGGTTTATGAATTGGCGGAAAACATATACCGGGGTTTTTCGTTGGACGAAATAGATAATCAATTTTTGATGCACCCGTATGGCGGATTCCGGTTTGAGGGCGAACTAAGTATTGGAGAAACATGTAAATTGTAGGATATGGAACATTTTATTTATAACATTATTGTTGTCGCATTAATAGCGGCTTTTGTGCTGACGTTATTACGCAAATGGGGCGTCATTGAATGGGTACAGATTCACGGGAACGATTTCTTTTCAAAGATGTTTAATTGCGATTTCTGTTTGTCGTGGTGGACGTGCGTTTTGATTTGTTTCTTTGCGTTGATATTTACCGGGAACCCCGTATTATTGGGCGTTCCCTTTTGTAGTACAATGATAACACGTGTTTTGCTATGAATGAAGAATATGTAAAAATTAAGGATTACCCATATTATATTAGCAATATGGGTAATGTAAAAAATAAAACAGGTAGAATATTAAAACCTAAAATAACAAATAAGGGTTATTTGTCGGTAGCATTATACAACGCTAATGGTAAGCGGTGGTGTTATATTCATAGACTTGTAGCAATGCATTTCCTTATTAACTCTGAATTAAAGCCTAATGTTAATCATATTGATTGTAACCCGCTTAATAACAACGTTGATAATTTAGAATGGTGTACGCAATCTGAAAATATTAAATATTCAGATAGTTTAGGGCGTTGTAAAATAAGAGATTATAGATATTGTGAAAGTGGAAAAGGACATGGGAGAAGTTGTCGTATAATATGCAAAAAAGGTGATAATATACAAATATTTGAAAGTATAAATATCGCTGGTATGAAGTTGGGTATATCACACCAAAATATATGTAAATGCTTAAAAGGGGAAAGGAAAACCGCAAAAGGATATAGTTTTAGGAGGGCATAATATGAAAGAATGTATTATAAATAAACATAATGTTGTATTGTATGATAGTATAGACGAATTGCCGATGTTGCGTTTCCACAAGTATAACAAAATGCTTTTGGTTGACGCCGGGGTTGGTTCCGATTTGTCGGATTTTGACCGACATATTGAAAAGGTAATACGTTATTTGAACAGCCCAACGCCAAACATGGCAACCGTTGAGTTGGAAAATATGCGCCAAAACATATATTTCATTCAATCCGAGGTTTCCCCCCGGCATTTGGCTTTTGCCGTGTTGGTTAAATCAATAAATGGTAAACCCCGAAATGATTTGTCAGATGATGGATTGCAACAAACAATGAGTCTTTTTAAAGACGTTGCAAATTCAGAGATAACCGCCCATTTGGAAGCGGTTAAAAAAAAAATAGACGATGAATTGCGTTTGTATTTTCCCCGGTTGTTCGATGATGCGACATTGAAAGAGTATTACGATAAATTGAAGCAAAGAACAATTGTTGTATTACGCACAATAATAGACGGTCGGGCAACCGAGGCGGACGCAAAAGAGATTGACGACATTACGGCGGAGTTGATAACCTATTTCAACCCGCAGACGTTTACCGGGTCGGAAAGCGTGGAAATTAGGCATGACAGACAATTTGAAAATATGTGTTTGATATTGTCCCAAAATTTGCATGTTGACCCAAAGAAATTTACCGTTTTGGAGTATTACAACGCATTTGAGTATATCAAGGAACAAGCCAAAAAAGCAAACAAGCAAAAAAAGGCAAAATAAGGCGATTTCCGGCGTTTTTATTTTTAGGCGATAAATTACACATTTGAGAAAAGAAAATGCGACAGACGGGAAATTTCCCGTAAATAACTTAATAATCGGCGTATGGCAGATAATAACAACCCAATCAAATATTCGGATTTAATAAGCCCGGATAATTCGATTACAGATTTGATAAAACAATTGGATGAACTTTCGGACACCTATACAAATGCGCTGAAAAATATCAAAGCCGAGGCAATACAATTGGCGGAGATTCTGAAAAAGGTTTCCGGCGCAACGGAGGACGGGCGAAAGACAACCAAAAAAGCCGCAGACGATGCCGAACGTTTGGCACGTGCGCAACGTGATTTGGCGTTTGCAGAAAGTGAGAACGCCAAAAAGTTAGCCGAGTTAAAATTGGCACAGCAGGAAGCGAACCAAATTAATAAACTCATTGTGAAAATAAATCAATCCGCCGAGGGTAGTTATAACCGTTTATCGGCGCAATATTCATTGAATAAGATTTATTTAAACAACATGACTAAAGCCGAACGGGAAAACACCGAGGAGGGGCGAAAATTGGTTGCGCAGACCAAAGAAATATACGAAGAAATGAAACGTTTGCAGGAGGCAACCGGAAAATTTCAATTGAACGTCGGAAATTATACGGAGGCGTCCGACGCAATTATTGCGTATGGCGACAAACTGAAAGAAACGTTAGGTTTAAATAGCGCATTTGGCGAAAGTCTTTTGGCGTTAGGACGTGGCGGGGCTGAAAGTAAAGCAGTTTTTACAGCTATTGGCGACGGGGCAAAAGCATTGGGAAAAACTTTGTTGGGATTACTTTCAAACCCGGTATTTTTGGCGATTGCCGGAATTGCGGCGGCGGGTGCGGCGTTTAAATGGTGGTACGATTATAACGCCGGGTTAGTTGAGGCAACGAGATTGACGCAACAATTTACCGGGAAAAGTGGCGATGATTTGAAAGCGTTTAGAAATGAGGTGCAAGCCGTCGCCGATTCATTTAACGCAGATTTCCGGGAAACATTGATTGCAACAAACGCATTATCAAAACAATTTGGTATTTCTGCAAATGAGGCATTGCAATTGGTTAAGGATGGGTTTTTAGCCGGAGGCGATGCGAACGGGGAATTTTTAGACACGTTGAAAGAATACCCGGCATATTTCAAAGAGGCGGGAATATCAGCAGACCAATTTGTTGCAATTGTTACCCAAACAAACAAAATGGGTATCTTTTCGGACAAAGGCGTTGACGCAATTAAGGAGGCAAATTTGCGTTTGCGTGAAATGACGACGGCGACGGCGGCGGCTTTGGACGGTATCGGTATTTCGTCGGAACAAGTTCAAAAAGATTTGCAGACCGGAACCAAAACAACGTTCGATGTTATACAAGACGTTTCCGCAAAATTGGCAGAATTGCCGGATAATGCGGCAACGGTCGGGGCTGCAATTGCAGATATATTCGGGGGTCCCGGAGAGGACGCCGGATTGCAGTATTTGCGCACGTTGAAAGATATTTCAACAAACATGGATGAAGTAAAAGGGAAAGCCGGAGTTTTGGCGCAATTGCAGGAGGAACAATTGCAAAGCCAAATTGAATTGCAAAACGCATTATCCGGGCTATTTGATGCAACCGGAGGAAATTTTAAAACGTTGACAACGCAGGCAAAAGTTTTCGTAAATCAAGGTTTAACAGCAATAATAAAAGGCGTCATTGATATAATCAATTACTTTATTGAGTTGTACAATGAAAGTGTTTTGATACGTGCCATTTGGAACGGTATAGTTGCCGGATTTAAAACCACATTTGACACGTTAGGAAATTTGTTTGGATTCTTTATTGATATTGTCAAAGCAACCGGAACCGCATTAAAGGGAGCGTTTACGTTGGATTTTGACGACGTTAAAAAAGGGTTGTCAGATTATGCAGCCGCATACGGAAATTTGGTAAAAGCACAAGTAAAGGACATTACCCAAAATTTCAAAGAGGGATTGGATGATATGCAAAAGAAAATAAAGCCGATAACAATCCCCGTTTCCGTAGGAGATACGCCAAAAGAACCGACCGGGAACAAACCCGTAACAACACAGAACCCAACCGTAACGCCGAGGGGTAAAAGCGATGCGGAAAAGGCAGCAGAACAGCAAGCAAAACAAATTGAGGCGGCATATAAAAAGAATTTGGAAGCAACCCGAAAATTGCAGGATGCACAATTGCAGTTGGAAACCGACGAATGGGCAAAGCGTCGCCAACAAACGCAATATCAGTATTCCCGCCAAATTGAGGATTTACAACACCAATTGCAGACCGAAAAGGATTTGAACGAAACCGGACGTCAAGCGATAAACGCCACAATTACGGCGTTGGAACAGCAACAAACCGAGGCGTTATTGAAAATCGAACAAGACCGACAATTGCAGGAATTGGCGTTGCAAAAAGAAAGCATTGAATTACGTTTGCAAGCAGTCAAAGAGGGCAGCGAGCAGGAAAGACAATTGCGGATGCAGTTGTTAGAAAACGAAAGACAAACCGCATTATTACAGAACCAACAGAAACCGACCGGGCAACAGCAGGACGCCGGGGCGATTAATGCAAGTTTTGACGCAAAGGGAGCCGGAATTGCGGACGAATATTTGCAAGCGCAATTACAGATGTTCGACCAACAACAAGCGTTGGCACAATCGGAGTTTGATTTGTTGAGAAATTCAGAAGCCCGGAAAACTCAATTCCGTTTGCAAGCAGAAAAGGAACGTTTGCAAAAGGTTTTAGAATTAAATCAGCAATCCGCAAATAAATTGTCTGATGTTGAGGTACAAACAATTCAAAACACTATAAAAAAAATAGACCAAGAAATTGAGCAATCCAAAGGGGAGGAACGAGGAACAGACATTTACGGTTTGTTTGGGCTTAATTTGGACGACGACCAAAAAGAGGCAATTAATACGTCTATGCAATACGCATTGGATGCGTTAAATACATTCACGGCGGCACGTGTTGCCGCAGCAGATGCAGCCGTTGAGCAAGCGGATAAAGAGGTTTCCGCCGCACAATCGGCGTTGGATGCAGAATTGGAAGCAAGGGCAAACGGGTACGCCAATAATGTTGTACAAGCGCAAAAGGAGTTGGATTTGGCAAAGAAAAACCAAGAAAAAGCGTTGAAAGAACAACAGAAAGCGCAAAAACAGCAGGCAGCAATACAAACATTGCAGCAAATCGGAAACATGGTAACAGCAACGGCGTTGATTTGGTCGCAATTAGGTTTCCCGCTTGCAATACCTGCAATTGCCGTAATGTGGGCGAGTTTTGCAGCGTCTAAAATCAAGGCGGCGCAATTGGCAAAACAGACCGGAGGAACCGGAGGAACGGAAACATACGGCGACGGTACCGTTGAACTTTTGGAGGGCGGTTCCCACCAATCCGGGGACGACGTGGATTTAGGAACCAAACCGGATGGAACCCGGAGGCGTGCCGAGGGCGGGGAATTTTTCGCCGTTATCAATAAACGTAATTCCCGCCGTTTCCGTCGTTTAATCCCGGACGTAATAAATAGTTTGAACCGGGGAACATTCCCCCAAAAGTACCTTAATGCCTACAATACCGACGGCATTAATGTAACGGTTCAACAAAATAACGCACCGGATTTGCGGGATTTAAAAGACGATGTAAGGGAGATTAAGGAACAAAACCGCCGCCGTCGTTACGTCGATGGCAACGGCAATGTTATTGAGGTTTACAAGAATTTGACACGTAAAATTAAAAATTGATATGAACCCGATTTATAGACATTCATTTGTAAATGTGTTTTTAGCGAACGGGGCGATAAGTCACATAACCGGGAACATAACCGGGAATAGTACAAACTTCTATTATACCCGTACTTTTGTCCCGGTTGGGAATGTGTACCCCCGCAAATTGTTTCAGAATTTCACCACGCAATCCGGGGGCGCATTTTACGATAGCAATAAAAAATTTATCGGCGGTTGGGGGAGCGACCCGTCCGCCACAAATACGGAATTTGACATACCAAGCAATGCCGCATATATCCGGTTTAATGTAATCAAAGCGCATTACGCCAACGGGACGGCATGGTTGAGATTGGGAACGTTGGACGCCCCGAACGTCTTACAAGGTCAAACCGTGCATCCGATTTATAAGGACGATTTGGCAAAGGAGTACGAATTAGAAACCAACCAACGGTTTTATCGTGCCAAATTATCCGGCAAAATTACCTTTGTCCGGGATGATTACGACTATATAAACCGTCAATCGTTCGACAATGAATTTTTGTATTGCATTGAAAAGAGCGACGACGGCGGGCGTACATGGTTCCAATACTTTCAAGGCAAGTTTATGAAAACCGATTGCACGTTTACCGATTACGATAAAAAGGTTGTTGTACAACCGGACGCAATCGACGATTATAACGACGTGTTGGCGGGATTGGAAAAGGAATACAATTTAATAACGTTAGCCCCGACAATCCAACGGATAACGATAAACAAGCGTCCATTAATTCAAATATACGTTCCGGGGGATAGTGTTGTTTCTTGTTTTTTGGGCGGTACGAATTGGGAACAAGACGCAAACGCCACGACCGACCAAAACGCACTAATACAAACCTATCATTTTGCACTATGTAATATTTTGAAAGAAATACAAATTACGTCGCAAGGTTCCCCGGCGGTAATATCCGGGCTTTATAGTGGGCGGATGTCGACGGGTGTAAGTCCTGATGAATTTATGGGAGATTTATACCCGGAATTAAATGTAAATTATTATATCCATATTGCACAAAAACGAGTTGCGGGTGGGCCACCTATTGGGCTAGCAGGTGTTGAGATACGCCGCCGTTCTGATGATGTGGCAATGTTCCGGTATACAAAGATAACGCAAGAACCTTTTGATACGTTGGAATTTGATTTAACCGCCGTTGAGGGTTCCGGAGCAACGGGTACAATGCACGCCGATATGAAAAGTTATAATATATACGCCCGGTATTTGTGCGACGTGGGGAAAATCGACGACCTTAATACATATCCATTGCCCGCCGATGATATAGTTGATAATAACCGTAATTATAGGAGTGCGATTGGTTACGCAATCGACGTGGCGTTTATTTCAAACAACTTTTCAGATACCCCGACCGAGTGGGGATTAGCGGACAACGGAAAGTATTTTGCGCCGCCTTATTCCATATACGAACAAACGTTTTATCCAATCGCCCGGTCAACGTGGCGTTATGCGTCGTTGTGGTTTGGGTTTTATTTGATGGATTGGATATTAGAGGAAAAAGCACGAAAAGCATATACTTTGCGGGATGCGTTCCCGGTTGCGTCTTGTATATCCGTTTTGCTCAATCAGATTGCACCGGGTATAACACACGAAGCCACGGCGGAATACAGTCAATTTTTATACAGCGGTAACAACCCAATATCCGAGTTGAACTTCCGTTTGCTTGTATCACAGAAAACCAATATTATAAACGGGGAATATCAGCAACCCGCACAAAAAGCCCCGACGACCTTACAACAATTTACCAATATGTTACGGGATTGTTTTAAATGTTATTGGTTCATTGAGGACGGCAAATTTAAAATCGAACATATCCAATATTTCCGCAATGGCGGTTCCTATTCCGGCGGGGCTATATTAAGCCACGATTTGACAAAGGAATTGAATTTGCGCAACGGGAAACCGTGGGCGTTCAACACGTCGGAATATTCGTTTGATAAGGTCGATTTGCCGGAATGTTACCAATTTGAATGGATGGACGACGTTACGGCGGCATTTGAAGGGTTGCCGATACAAGTAATAAGCAAGTATGTAACGCCCGGAAAGGTTGAGGAAATTAATATATCAAACTTTACGTCCGATATTGATATGATGTTGTTAAACCCCGGCAATATGAGTTCGGACGGGTTCGCCTTGTTTGCCGCCGTTCCGCCAACGTCCGGGTCGCAATGGATATTACCATTTACCCACCAAACTATTAACGGGGTCGAATACTTTTTGCAAAACGGATATTTGGCGTTTATCAATCTGCAATCTCTGTATTGGTTATATGATTTACCCGCCCGTCGTGTATCAATAAACGGTTCCGAGGTTTACGCATACGGTATTGAGAGAAAGAAGAAACAAACGTTTAGTTTTCCGGCAAATGACGACCCAAACCCGATGCAACTAATAAAAACGTATATCGGTAACGGTCAAGTTGATAAATTAAGCGTAAATTTGTGTAGTCGAAACATTAAAGCAACGTTGAAATATGATACAGAATAACAATATAAGCGTATTGCCGTGGTACACGTCAATAGAGCCGCAGAACCACCGTAAAAGTTACGCATACGGGCAAATATACCCATTGTTCGCACCGGCTGATAGATTATTGCCGTTTCAGATAATAAGAAATACCCGTTCAAATTCTGTTACGTCTGTTATTCTATATGATAAAACCGGAAAACAAATTGCAAATATAACAACATACATGATGGAAACCGGATTGCAAGTTGTCCGGTTTGAGTCGTTGGGATATGATGTAATATTATACCCGGCAATATTACCCATGCCGTTAAATCAGTTTGACGGAATTTATTATTTGCGGTTATCTGATGGCGTTCAAACGTGGTATTCTGAAATGTTTACGGTTGTGCAGGACGTTTCCGGTTACTTAAAAATACAATGGTGGGATATTGAAAATTTTGTATTTGACGCCGGGCAAATAGTATATAAAAACCCGGATTTCAAAAATACGTTGTACCTTTGTACCGAGTTGGGAAAGCCGGATTATGAATTTGAAGAGGACGGCGAAGAACGGGACGGGTATTTTTTTCCGGAAAAACAAATATCAGTCAAAACGTTTAAATGTACGATATTGGCACCGGAGTTCCTTTGCGACGTTATGCGTTTTATCCGTATGGCTGATTACATTCATATAACGGATAAATACGGCAGGGAATACGATTGCGACACGTTTTTAATTACCCCGAAATGGCAAACGCAGGGGGATTTGGCGAGCGTGGAAATTGAGTTTAAAACAAATACCGTCGTTAAGAAAATAGGACGTGGATATATTATCAATAATAATGGAGATTTTAACGGCGATTTCAATAATGATTTTGACAACAATTAAATTAATTAGATTATGGGAAATTACGAACAATTAAAACAAGCGATTGCCAACGTTATTAAGATAAACGGAAACCAAGAAATTACCGGGGCAATAATGCAAAACGTGTTGAACACGATTGTTTCAACCGTGGGAGCCAACAAAACCTTTGTTGGCATAGCAAATAAAAATACCAATCCCGGCACGCCGGACGGTAACGTTTTTTATATCGCTTATACGGCGGGGAATTATGTAAATTTCCAATACGGGACGGCAAATTTAACCGTAAACCCCGGCGAATTGGCAATATTATACAACGAGAAGACCAATTGGGGTAAATTTGTTATCGGCATGAGTTCAGACGGCGTTATTGCGCTTGCGAACACAACAAACCAAATCAACGCAACCGGACGTTATGCGTACACGGATACGGGTATTGTAATGGGGTCAAATGCGGGTTCCCAAAAGGTGCGTACATTTTTGGTTGCGGGTCAACCATACCAATTTACATTAACGCCCGTTGGAGGCAACGCATCGGTAAATATACAGGGTATTAAAGCCGACGGAACATTTGGCATTATTGGCTCCATGACGTTAACGCCCGACGGGGCAACGAAAACCGTAACGCCAACCGAAAATTATTACGGGTTTACGATTTATTACGGTTCCAAAACAACCGCCACGTCTGTAAATGTATTGTTTGAAACTCCGACAACCGGGGGAATGGGTTTGCCGGACGCTTTGGGCGATGCAAACAACTTTTACCCCGACCCGTTTATTGCGGCGGGTTCGAATATTAAAGAATTGGAGGGCGTACAAAATGTTATCGTTAAAGGAATGCCGGAATATTACGCCGACCGTATTGTTTTGCCTGTGGGTTCGTTTTTAGGGGTTTTATTGGATTTGTCGCAATTACCATATAATCCAACAACGGATTATCTTAACGCATTAATGAAAATTAGTGCGCCGGGTACAGGTCATTTGTTAAATGTGGCATTTGACCCTAAGACGTCGGATTCCTTTAGTTCAGCCGTTCAATTAACGACCGACCCGCAATTTGACGGTTGGGTATCTTTTTACAATGTAACCGGATGTTCGACGTTATCCAATTGTTGCCGTGTAACATTCGACAACCGAGAAGGTACACAGCCGTTGACGATTTACCGTTGTATGTTGTGGACGGGTCAAAATGTTGCCCCCTTCGGTATGTTCGCAAAACAGGCGTGGGACGCATGGAACGCATGGAAAAAGGTAAAAGATATTCCCATTAAAACAATTAATTACGCCCCGTATTACAACGAATTTAATTTACAGGGTTCAGCAATGAATGTTGTAAAAACACGCACAACGTTGTCTTATACGGTGAACAAAGCCGGAACTACTGCATTTATTGGATATGATTTCAATTTGGTGGATAGTCCGTTTAAGATTGGCGACGTTATCGGTTACGGTGCGGATGATGTGGTTGTAAGTAGTGCAACAACCGCCGCAATGTATTGCATATTTTACAATGATTCAACCGAGATATCCCGGTTAGCGTTACAATTAAGTGCAGGCGGTTTTTGTACTCAATCCGGCACAATTCCGGAGAATACAACCCGTATATTGATACGTTTCCAAATTAGTGGCGTTGGTGCGGCAATATCGGTTGGCGACAACTATTTGACAAAAGGCGAAATAAACAAATTGAGCGAATGGGAACGCCAAAGCATAAAGCTCGGGACAACTGTAAACACAACCGCCGCCGTTGTTTACGTGGATGCGGTCAACGGAAACGACACGAACCCCGGCACGACGGAAAGTGCCGCATTAGCGACGTTTGCCGCCGCATTTTCCAAAACAGGCGTTGATACAACAATTATATTGATAGGGGACACGACCGAACGTTTTAATATCAAAACCAAGTCAAACCAACGTTCCGTCCGTCTTATCGGTAAACGTGGATTAGTTAACCGTATCATTTGCGGAACAAAAATTGATAGCGGAACATTAGTTGCGGGTACAACGAACGTTTACCAAACCCCGTTGTCGTCCTTTTCAGATGCCGCCAATTTCCAATTGTTCCAACATGAGGCATTCGACGAAAGTACGTTGATACCGGACAACGAACGCCACCCGTTACAACGTGGGAAAACGTACCGTTGTGATAGCACAAAGATAACCCGTGTTACGTCGTTGGATGCCGTGAAAACGTCCGAGGGTTACACGTTCTTTTATGATACAGACGCACAAATGTTGTACGTCAAAATCAAAGAGGGTACAACGTTAGCCACCAACCCGGTTTACATTCCGGGCGGTTCCGGTATTTCCGGCAATGACGGTTCCGTTGCTTTTGAAATGGTTAATATTGAATGTTGGTACGGTTCAATTTCGTTAAGGTTTTGCCACGGCGGACGGGCGATTGATTGCGCAGCAAAATACGCATTTGGCGGCGGTGCGTGGTCGTGGGAGGCGGCAATTGGTGTGGAATTGATACGATGCGAAGCGGCACGGGCGTTTAGCGGTTCGAGTACCGGGGACGGGTTCAACGCACACAGCACAACGACTGACCCGGCATTGGCGAAACATACCGTTGCAACGATGATTGATTGTTGGAGCCACGACAATAACGACGACGGATATAGCGACCACGAACGTTGCGAAACAACCATTATTGGCGGATTGTTTGAATACAACGTAAAAGCCGGATTAACGCCCGCTTTTGGTTGCCACGATACGATATATAACGCCTATTGCCGTAAACAGGTTAATAACGGTATCGCATTAGTTGGAAGCGCAACGGCGGCGGAGGGCGGCAGAGGTTCGCAAATATTCGTGATTGGTTGCATTTGCGAGAACAACGCAAACAATTATTACGTTTCCGGCGATAAGTCCGGGAAGGATGAAAATTTTGGTAAGTTCGTAAATTGTATATCTTTGAACGGTTCAAAATATGGGTATTTGTGCGGAACGAACGCCCGTATTGAATTGAACAATTGCACGGATAGCGGAAGCCCGACGGCAAAAAGTGGCAACATAGTAGTCAACAACGCCGCATTAGTTGAATAATTAACCGAGGAAAGGGGCGACAATAAAAAGGTCGCCCCGTACCGATTTAACCATTTGGAAAGTATGCAAGAACGTAACATTATCAACGGAACAACCACGGTTGACAACCGCACGGAATTTATGTTGTGCGAGATTATAAAGCAATAACCAAAACGGGGGCGGTTTACCGCCGCCCCTTAACTCTTTATTTATGGACGATATGGATAAAATTTTTAGTTGGGAACAATGGCGTATTATTGCCATTTCAACGGTTAGCCCGTTATTTGTTATGTAACACCAACAAAGGTTTTTGTTGTTAGGGAATATTTGAAAAAAAATATTTTATCAAAATATGCAAAGTTTAACCCGGTGCGGAACAATCCGCACCACAATTAAAAAAAACGATGGAAAAGTATTTTTATTTCATTCAATACGACATGAAAGTTTGTTTGATAATAATCTTTGTATGTTGTGTTTTTGTAGTATTTGCGACATTCTTTGATTTTTGGACGGCATACGAAGCCGTGAAAGCGAGAAAAGAAAAATTAAGCAGCCACCCGATGCGGAAAACCGGGCAAAAAATCATAGACTATTTGCGTTTAGTTTTATACGTATTGATGATTGATGTTTTGGGACTTATGGTTTTTCCTTTTTACAGTATTCCATTTTTTGTTGTATTACTGACATTGGGTATTATATTAAGGGAGGGTTGGAGCATGAAAGAGAATTACGAACTCAAACAAAGCAATGCAGTTGAGGCAATAGATATGGCGGCGGAAATAGTCAAGTGTATAACGAAAGAAGAAGCCGAAAAGCTAATAAAGGCGATTAATGATAAACATAGTATTAACAAGAAAAAAATCAAATGATTATGGCACAATTAAAGCAATTATCAGCAGGCAGTAGCCAAATTATTATGATGATGTTCCGGGATAAGAACAACGCCCCAATGCAAAATTTGTTGTTATGACCCCGGCAGGTGATGCAAGTTACCGATATACATATAACAAGATTGCAGGAAATATACCTTTGGGAATTAAAAAGGGTTTGGCGTTGGTAATAATAACCGGGGCGAAAAGCCCCATAAAACAAAATAAAAATGGATAAGATAATTATATTAGATGCCGGACACGGCAATAATACAGCCGGAAAACGTTCCCCCATTTGGGGGGACGGTTCCCAATTGTTAGAATGGGAGTTTAACCGTGATATTGTACGCCGTATTGCGGCGATGTTGAAAGCGGAGGGAATAAAGTTTGAAATTTTGGTACCGGAGGATAACGACATTTCATTGCCGGAACGTTGCCGCCGTGCTAACGTGATATATGACGATTGCGGGCAGAACGCCGTATTGTTCAGCATACACGGGAACGCCGGAGGCGGCACCGGATGGGAATGTTATACAAGCGTCGGCAAAACGAAAGCCGATGAAATTGCAACCGTCCTTTGTAATGAGGCAGAAAAGGAGTTTGCCCCGGATGGTTGGAAAATGCGTTTCGACCATTGCGACGGCGACCCGGACAAAGAAAGCCAATTTTATATTCTGAAACATACGGTTTGCCCGGCGGTATTATCTGAAAATTTCTTTTTTGATAATGAAAAGGATTGCCGTTTTATGATGAGCGACGACGGAAAAGAAAGGATTGCAAAGGTACATTTTGAAGCAATAAAGAAAATTGTATGAAAAAGTATTTGATTTGGGCGGCAATTGCGATGGTAGTTGCCGCCGTTGCAACAATATGGGTGCAACGAACGAAAATTGAAAAATTGACGGACGAACGGAACAGATACCGGGGAAATACAGAAACATTGTTGCAGGACGTCGAAACGTACAAAACAAAGGATAGTTTGAACGCCGCCAAAGTTGGAGTTTTGGAACTGAAATTGTCGGAGTTTGAAAGATACCGGGCGAGCGATGCGGAACTAATAAAAACCCTCCAAACAAAGAACCGGGAATTGGAACGGGTTACAACAACCCAAATGGAAACAATCAACGAATTGCGGGCAACCGTCCGGGATAGTGTTGTATATTTGCCCGGCGATACGGTTACGACTGTATTACGTTGTATTGAGTATTCCGACAAATGGGTTGATTTTGACGGATGTATTAAAAATAATACGTTTTCGGGCAAAATTATAACACGGGATAGCCTTTTAATAACGGAAACTGTGCAATATAAGCGTTGGTTAGGTTTTTTATGGAAAACAAAACGGATAAAAAACCGTGAATTTGATATTGTTTCAAAAAATCCACATACAAAAATTACCGGGTTTGAGGTTATAACAATCGAAAAATAACTATCTTTGTATCGAATTACATTTGACCATATAAATAAAGATTGTTTTCAATGATTAGCCGGGTTACCCCCGGCTTTTTTCGTTTTGCCCATTTTTAGCCCCGTGGCGGGCTTTTCTTTCCCGGATGGATAAATTACACGTTTCGCCCGAAAAAGTGGCTTAAATCGAAAATTCGCCCAAAATAACTATCTTTGCAGTGTTGAAAAATCAATGACCGACCGGGCGGGTTCCCGGAACCAAAAGAAAATCAATATGAGTATCAAAGAAAGAAAACAGAATTTAGAAAACGTATTATCAAAGGTTGCCGGAGTTAGTGTTGAAATTACCTTTGCACGAAAGACAAAAAGCGTATTTCCAAGACTTATTAAACGCTGCAAAGCCCGTTACAATTGTTCCGGCGGCTGATGTATTGGAGGATTACGAATTGGACTACATACGGCACGTAATTAAACCAAAGCCGAAAGAATGTTATCGAAATTCCCATTTACTTTGCGAGGCGTTCCCGGAACGGATTCTTTATTGTGAGGGAAAAACAAACGTCCCAATACCGATTGACCATGCGTTTAACAAGGTCGGCGACGCATATATTGACATAACATTTGAATTTGCGTTGCATGAAAACCCGTCAATATATGAGTACGTAACATTTGGCGAGTACGACGCAAAGACCATACGAAAAGCAGTATTGGAAACCGGATATTACGGAGAAATTTACCAATGGTTATATTATCAGAGAAAAAATAAAAGACCCCCGGCGTCATAAATCAATATGCACCGGGGGAATTTTACGCAGTAACCGAGAGCGATATTTGGTTGATGCGATACCACAAAAATATATTGTTTGCCGTAAATTGCAAAACAACCCGCAAAAATAAATTGGAAATAAAAGTATTTATTTTTGGTAATTAAAGAAATATTTGTACCTTTGCATTGAAGTTAAGCCCACGCACGGGGATAGTGCGAAATAATATGAATATCAGAAAAGACAAAGAATTGAACATTTTGGCGAAAGCAGCCGGAAAGAAAGCAACAGAAGTTGAAACAATCATTGTAAACCAATTAATCCAAAAGGAAATGATACAAGACGACCCGGAATTTTGGGGATGCACTTTGTTTGATAGTATCGAACGTGACGTTCCGGTTTCTGATGTTGTCGGCATTATCAAAGCAACCGGAATTTTGGTTGTACGTTCCGAACATTTGGACGCATTTCTGAATTTGGTATTGGTCGGAAAAGGAGATTGCCCGGTATGTGGCGGAGAAATGGAAGTTACAGACGCCGATTATAAATGTTGCGGCGGCGATGGGTATTTAACCCCGCATGAATACGAACCGATATTTGAGGAAAAAACCTGCAAACATTGCGGGCATGTAGAATAATAACCATAAAAATAAACAATATGAAATTAAGAGTAAATGAAGCAATCGCCCGTTCCGAGGCGAACGGAAAAAAAGTATTGAAAAAGGATATTGCAGCCCGTTTATTTGAGGGTGCAAGCGAAAGCGCACAGCAGGTAAATATGACAAATCTTTGCAACGGGACAACCAAAAGGATTGTTCCGGAATGGGTAGTAATAATTTGCGAAATGTGCGGTTGTTCCGCCGATTATCTGTTTGGATTGGAGGATTAAGAAATGAAAAGGATAGTTGAAAGAATAGAGAAAATGACCGACGTTGTTTTTTCTGACGAATGGCAAAACAAGTTCTTTACATGGTCGTTCGGCATAATGTGCGCAATTTGCTTTATTGCCGGATTTTGGAATTATGCCCATTTTCTATTTGCCGGAATGTTTGGGGTTGCAACATATATGACATATAACGAAAAAAAATAATAATATGAGAGCGAAAAAAAAACAGCCGGAAACGGTAAAAGAAATGGTTGGCGCATTGCAAGGCGCAACAAATGCGATGGGAGATTTGGCAAAATCAATGGGGCAATTGCCCGCCGATAAATTCCCGGAGATAGACGAGGAACAACAGATTGTTGCCGGATTGGATGCGGTCGAAATAGAACAACCCGCCGGGGCTTTTGAAATTGTTCCGGGAATGACCATTGAGGAAATGACGGCAATGTTCTTTGATGGCGCATTAATCGAACCGCCGTATAAAGTATGGCAGCTAAACAGCAAAGGACACCGATATTATTACAAGTTTGACGACAACGGAACCCCGGAATTTTATCCGTCAGTTACAACCATATTATCGCAGACAATGCCAAAATCGGAATTTCTGATTAAATGGATTGCCGACAAAGGTATTGACGAGGCGGAACGATACAAAGCAGAACGGGCGGCGTATGGTACATTTATGCACGCCCAATTTGAGGAACTTATAATTAACCGGGCTTATGATTTGGACGGACTGAAAGCCAAATTAAAAGATTATATTGATAACAACAAATTGCCAGCCGATTTCATTTATTACGCTGATGATTTCAAAAAGGACATATTGGCATTTGCGCAATTTGTTTTGGATTATGACGTTAAACCGTTAGCCGTGGAAATTGCGTTGGTACACCCCGTTCATAATTACGCCGGAATGATTGATTTACCGTGTACGATGTTATCAAAGCCCGGTTCAAAAGAATACATAAACGCAATTGTGGATTTCAAAAGCGGGCGCAAAGGATTTTACGAAGAAGCGGAAATTCAGTTGCATTTATATGCGATGATGTGGAACGAAAATTTCCCGGATATTTCGATTGACCGTGTTTTCAATTTCAGCCCGAAAGATTGGCGAAAGAAACCGACGTACAATTTGAAAGACCAAACAGACAGCCCGAACGCAAAGAAAATCCCGTATCTTTTGGAGTTGGCAGCAATTGAGGACGAAAAACGGGATAATACATTTACGGCGGTTTCCGGGGAAATATCATTGGATAACGAACCGGATTTGACAAACAATATTGTTTCGCTGACGTTGGCGGAACTTGTTAAAAGCAAAGCCCCGGCGGAAAAGAAAAAGCCGGAACCGGAAAAAGCCGTTACCGTTGAGGATTTGAAGAAAGACCCGGAACCCGAACCACAACCGGAACCGGAGGAAAAGAAAACCAAGACCGTAAAGAGAACCACACGAAAAACGGCAAAAACGGCGGAAAACAAGCCCGTCAAGGAAAAGAAAACCGCAAAACGTACAATTGCACCAAAAAAAGAAAAAGTGGCTAAAATCGAAGAAAAACAGCCTAAAAAGCCGGAACCCGTGACAAAGAGAGATTTGTTGAATACTGAAATTGATATTTGATTATGAAAGGACGTATAAACATAAACAGACCGACACCCGGAATACAACGTGTTGTTTTGCCACGTGTGGGGTTTATTAAAGTAGGGTACAAGGAAAAGGCGGCAAACGGCAAAGAATACCCAAAAAGCGTTGATTATTTCATACCAACCGGAAAGTATGCCGGATTGTTTACCAAAGCATACGGCGAAAAGCCGCAAACTATTCAAATAATTTTCCCGGATGATTGCCCGGAAAAGGTATGTAACGAAATGTACGAATACCGGGACGACGACGGGCGACGCATAGCATACGGCGACGGGGAAACGTTTTTTGTATGGAACGGGAAACAATATGCACAATACAGTACAAAAGATTATCCCGATTTAATGGCAGGCGTTGCGCAAAAACACCCAAACCGGGCTGTTAAGAATGGCGGCGACGGATGGATTGTAACGTTAACCGTAACTTTCATTATTCCGTTGGTGCGTGGGGTTGCCGGGGTTTGGCAGTTCGTAACAAAGGGTACGGCGTCAACAATTCCAAATATCCGAGACACGTTCGACGCCATGTTGCAGGAACGGGGATTTGTTAAGGGTATAGTTTGGGATATGAACGTACAATTTGCCGTCTCTCAAAAGCCCGGCGACCGTTCCCGTTATCCGGTCGTTTCCATTGTTCCGAACGAAAGCGAGGGGAATTTGCGTAAAGTAACTGAAGCATTTAAGCCAATAAAATTGATAGAAGAATGAAGAAAATTATTTTGTTTTTAGTGATATCAGTAATGTGTGTAAGCGTGTATGCCCAAACTGTAGTAGAGGTTGAAACGTTGAAAGTAACAGACCTTGGGAACCAAAAATTGTGCGCTGCAAAGGTGAATGGGTGTATAGACCATTATTACATTATGCTTAAAACTAGTAATATATATCAAAAGTATATTACTGTTTACCTTGGGGATAAGGAGGAAGCTATAAGGTTACTCCGGTTTTTGTATGACTTAAATTCTAAGGGTGGAACCTATATACATCTGGAAAATAGGACTAACAACGTAGTTTCATGGAATAGATTAGGCTATTATACAGTATTCTCTGAGGGGAGGGTATTAAAAGGACATATAAGAAAGCAAAATATTAAGGGCTTTATCGCAGAATTAACCAATAATGTTTGATAATTCAAAAAAAACATCTATTTTTGCAGCATAAACAATCGACCGTTACCGATTGAAAGATATTTGCTAATTAGCTACAAAGCCCCTTTTAGATGTGTAACGGCTCTAATTGGGGCTTTTCTTTTTTATCTATGAAATACAACGAGTATTTACAAAAAGGGTACGCAACGTTAGATTTTAACATTGTACCAAGACAATTGCACGTTTATTGGTTGTGCAATGATGTTTCAAATGACATTTTGAGGGTAGGAATAACAAAGAACCCGTATTTGATAGCGGCAAAGATACCCGATAAAACACATTTAATTCTTTTCCAAGTTGACGACAAAGAAGAAGCCGAAATATTGGCTAATAGCATGATTTCGGATATTAGCCAGGACGGGCAAAGATTGTTTAATGTTTATACATTTGGGCAAGCAATTTACCGATTGCGTGAGGTTTGCAATAATTATGATTTGGAAAGTATTATACAAGCATATAATGCGGCAAACGGGGTAAATCAAAAACTATTTTCATATCAAGGGAAAAAATGGATATGTAAAAATGTTATTGATGATTATATTTCAATGGTTGAATATCTAAAAAACAGAGAAAATGAAAGAAAATAATTACATAACAATTCCCGGATTTTTACGTACCCGGTTAGATTTGAAAGGTAGTGAGTTGATAATAACCGCACTTATTTATGGATATTCGCAGGACGGCAATTCGTGGTTTATGGGAAAAACTGAATATATTGCAGAATGGGCGGGAATTACTGATAAAAACGTTTTGCGCAGCCTTAAAAGTCTGACAGAAAAAGGAATATTGGAAAAAAAAGAAATATTTGTCAATAACAAAGCGAAACGATGTTATTATAGATTTAACTTTGAATGTTCCAAGTTACAAAACAGCACCGTAGCCGGGTATCAAAACGGCACCGTAGCCGGGTATCAAAACAGCACCGTAGCCGAGTATCAAAACAGCACCGTAGCCGGGTGTCAAAACGGCACCGTAAATAATAATATAAATAATAATAATATAAATAATAATATAAAGAAAGATGCTAAAGCATCTAAAGAAAATCCGGACGGATTTTCACAAGACAATTTTTCAAACGAAGAAAAAACAGTTAAAGCAAGTATTGTTTATGGGTTTACCCCGGAATTGTTGGACGTCAGAAAACAAGTAATTGATAAAGTTGATAATTACTTTGCAAAACTTGTATTCCCATTTGATAGCGATGAATTTAAACGGAACTTTTATATTTTGATGTGTCAACCGAAATGGAGAACGTCGCAAAAGAGTTTTTCAGCGATACAAGCAAACTTAAATGGTTTGAGTAAATACCCGGAAGAATTTGCGCTGATTCTGATAAAAGAAAGCATTTCAAAAGGTTGGGCGGCGTTAGAATATGATTCAACCCCCGAAAAATACGAAAAATGGGAAAAAATGAAACGTTCCGTAAAGACAGAGCAGCAAAGCAGCAAAGAAATTGCGGATATGATGAAGTATTTAAACAATGATTTTGATTGATATGGGAGCAATTGAAAAAAAAGAAAATACGGCGTTAGAAATATATAATACCAAGCCCGGAACAAAAGCCATTGAAGTACGCCGTAGAATGGTGCAATTGCCGGAGGTTGCCAAAGCATTAAACCCAGTTGAAAAATATGTTTTCGCAGCGTCAACAAAAACACCAATTGCGGAAATTGACGATGCAAAATTAGTTGAAAATCTTTCGTTACTGTTTAAGCGTATAGCAATAGACGTTGGTTATATAATACCACAGAATGAAAATGATTGGAATTATATACAATCCCGGTTGGTTGACATTCTGAAAAGATATTATTCAAACCTTACTTTGGCGGATATAAAATTGGCTTTTGAGTTAGCGACAACCGGAGAGTTGGACGAATATTTGCCCCGTGATAGTCAAGGGAACCCGGATAAAAAGCATTATCAGCAATTCAATGCGGATTATCTTTCAAAGATATTGAACGCATACAAGCGAAAACAGAACGTCGTAATTGACAAAGCGTTTAAAGTATTGCCGGAACCAAAAGGCGAAATGACGCCGCAGCAAATACGGCAATTTGAGATACAAAGACAATGGCGGAACCGTTATATTTTCCTTTGCTACAAATACACCGGGAAATTAATATTGGGGCTAACTGATGATATGTTTTTGTATGAATGGTTGCAAAAATGCGGGTTGGCTGATGATGTACAAGTTAAAGAGGACGACCGAAAAGAAGCGTTTGCCCGGTATATGCAGCGTGTAGCCCGTGGAATGATAAACCAATATACGGCGTTTCAAGTTCGCCGGAAAGGAACCGAAAGCCCGGAAATTGATTTTACGGCGTATGAGGTTGCCCGGAAAAAGGAAATAATACGGGCTTTTGACCGTATGATTGCGGAGGAAATACAGATTGATAACTATTTATTTTTTATATGAAATTATGGAATGGGAAGAAAAAGTAAAATTGGCGAAAGCATTAAACACCGGAAACAATAAGGAAGCGTGCCAAATTATACTAAAAAATGAAATGGATATGCAGGCGTGGGATATGTTTGTTTGTGGTATGGATTTAACTAAATGTGAGGATTACAGATGTTTGTCTGAAAAAATTATATCTGTTAAGGATGATTATATAAAACAAGCTACAATATCAGATTCTTTGAGATTTGGAATGTTAGTTTTGCAATTAGGATTGGAGGGGGAAATGAAAAGAGTTGAATTTGAAACAAAAATAAATATTGACGCAAAGATTGGAGATAAAAGCGTCAATGAATGTTTGAGTGAGATTGCAGGATTTTGCCATTGTGGGTTAGAATATTCAAGTAGTAAAAATGCTGAATATGAAAATTTGATTGATAAAGAGGATTACGCAAGTGCTTTTAGATTGTTGGAAGATAAGATTGAAGTTTTAGAGGGAACATTGTGTAATATATTAGATTATTTGGAGGATTAATATGAAAATTGATTGCATTATAGGAATTGACCCCGGCGCAAATGGGGGTATTGTTAAATGGCGTCCGAATGAAAAAATTACGGCAATACAAATGCCAAAAGATTTAACGGAATTGCGTAATTATTTGGAATATCTGAAAACCATTTGTTCGCCGATTGTCTTTTTAGAAAAATTGAGCGTGCGCCCGGATGATGTAACGCTTGGTGCCGATGGCGTAAATATGGGTAAATTGTACCGCATACAAAAAATGCTTGCAAACTTTGAGCAATTGAAAGCAATTATAACCGTCGCCGAAATACCGTTTGTTCTAATAGCCCCTATTTCGTGGCAGCAAAAACTAAGGATAAGAATAAAAAATGAAGATAAAAAAGACAGAAAAAAAAGATATAAAGATATAGCACAATCACTATATCCAGAGATAAAACAAACTATGTATTCATGCGATGCAACTTTGATAATGCACTTTGGACGATACATTTTGCGCAACAACCCCGGTTGGGTGCGTCAGAATTTACCAAGCAACATGCACGAACGTTTATTTTAGCCCCGTAGAGCGATTTTAATTTCAAAATGGATAAAATGTACATGAAAGAAGAAAAAGCCCAGCAAATCGAAAATCCGGGAAAAATAACGTTGGAAGAGTTCGCCGAGTTAGTAAAACAGATGCGACACAACCAACGCAGATATTTTGCACAGCGTCGCCCGGAAATTTTGGCAACATGCAAGAAATTGAAAAGTGAAGTTGATGCAGTTATTGCAAAGATATTTGATAAACAATTGAGGATATTTTGAGATTGACCCGGAATGTGTAGGCGTTCCGGGTTTATTCGTTTTTCTGAAAAATAAAAAGAAATATATTTGGTAATTAAAAAAATATACGTACCTTTGTGGCGTTGAGATACAACGAACCGACCGGGCGGGTTCCCGGATAAAATATAAAGCTATGATTAAAAGAAAGCAAATCAAGATTAGCAGAGAAAGAGCAATAACAATTGCTATGAACCACAATTGCGTATCAAAAGAGATTGCGCAAAATTACACAGATTCAGAGTTGAAAGAAGTTTTGAAACAATTGAAATTAAAACCGGGTTTCTGATGGGAAGTTTGTTGATGAAGTAGGAGCAACCCGGCACGCAATGAGCGACAAAGAGTTGAACGAATTATATAAGCGTTTGGAAAATTTCATTGCTGATTGCACGGTTGAGGAAGCGAAAGAAAGCCGGGACGCATTTGTTAAGGTGCAAACAATGATATACCAAAGAATGAGAGAATTAACAAAATAATATTAACCGCCGAAGGCACAAACCGAGAGCATTATGATAGTAAAGAAATTAGAATTGGTAAATTTCCAAGTAATTAAAGAGTTTAACGCAGATTTTGACGGTAATGTTTATTTCATTACCGGGGATAATGAGTTGGGAAAATCAACGGTATTAAAAGCAATTGGGGCTTTGTTGACCGGGAACCGTGACGCCGTATTGAAGAATGGAGAAAGCAAAGGTTTTGCAAAAATGATTGTCGGCGACGACGGCGAGGAATACGAGATTGAATTGAAATTCACGAAAGCAAACCCACGTGGCACGTTATCAATTAAATCAAAGACAACCGGAATGAAAAGTGATAACGTTTCTATGTTACAAAAGATTTTCGGTTATACAGATTTTGACGCCGTGGAATTTTCCCGTTGGTCGGAAACCGCCGAGGGACGCAGAAAGCAAATTGAGGTTGTAAAGTCTTTGTTGCCGGAAGAAGTAAGAACAAGGATTGCCGAAATTGATACAACCGTTGCCGGGCTTAAAACAGAACGTACCGGAGTAAACCGAGATTTGAAAACCTACAAATCAATATCAGATGCAGCCGGGCAGGGATTGACAACGCAGGATTTGAAAACGTATGCCAAACCAAAGGACATTACGGAACTGATGAAAGAACAAGCCGAAAACGCCCAATTGATTGAGAAAGCTAAAACCGTTCGTCAGAGGTTAGCGCAAAGAACACAGCAGTTGTCCGAAATTCCGGGACGTTTAGACGCCGCCAAAGATTCATACGAAAAAGCGATTGAAGCAGCAAAAAAGGCAATGGAAATGGCGGAACAGACATACAAAGAAACCGTTGCACAGATTGAGGAAGAAAAGGCGGATTTTGAGGCAAAAAAAGCTAATGCCGAAAAATGGTTGGCTAATTATGAAGAAAACAACCCGGAAAAATTAGATACAGCCGAGCAGTTGAGAAAAGCCGAGGAACACAACAAAAAGGCTGCAAAGGTTGCCGATTATCTTTCAAAGAAAAAACAAGCAGACGACAAAAAAGCAGAAGCGGAAAAGATGGATTCAGAAATTGCGGAATTATCCGCCGAGCGTGAAAAACTTATTTCGTCGGCGAAATTGCCGATTTCCGGGCTTTCGTTTAGTGATGATGGGTTAGTATTAAATGACGTCCCATTTGTCGCCGGAAAGGTTTCAGATTCGCAAATAATGGAGGTTGCCGCAAAACTGATTATTGCAAGTAACCCAACCGTGAAAGTATTCCGCATTGCGAGGGGCGAAAGTTTGGGCGAAAAGAGATTGCAAGCAATTATTGATATTGCCAAGAAAAACGGTTTTCAAGGATTCATTGAAGAAGTTAAGAGAGGGCAGGACGATTTGTTGATTGAAGAATACACAGAACAATAATAATAAACCGGGGGTCGTTAAATCAAAGACCCCCATAAAACTAAAACAATATGGAAGTAAAAGACATGACAATTTCGGACGTTTTGAAAACCCCCGAATTTTATAATAATCTGAAAGTGGTTATTTCCGATTTGGAAAACACCCGGAGAAAAGCCGGAATGAGCGAAAACGCCCCATTGAAGCGGCACCCGATAGACCATTTGCAGGAACGGGGAGTTTTTGAGCCGGGACAAATGGCGGTATTGTATGCAACGGCGATGGATAAGAAGTTGCAGGGATATTCAAGCAGCGAACGCCAATTTATATTGCAGGTTGGCGGAGAGGCTTTTAATAAGACAATGAAACAATTAATTAAACAAGAAAATAACGATAAAATGGAAACAAAAATTGTAAAGACACATACCGGAAAAAATTATGTAGATACAAAAAACAAATTGGAATTTTTGACGGTTGGAGATTATGGAAAAGAGAACAATATAAAAGCCAATTTTTTAGGGCTTACAAAAGAAATAAACGGCGTTGCAAATACCGAGGTCGATTTATCAAAAAAATGGGTTGCAACAATTTCAACTCAAAAAGGTTGTCCGATGCGCTGCAAGTTTTGCGATGTACCAAAATACGTATTTTATGGAATGTTTCTATTGATGGGCTTTCTTATCAAATTGAAACAATTATCAAAAATGAAGCCGTAAAAGAAACGGAGGGATGGGACGTAATTGTTTTTGTTCCGTCAAAAGAAGAAGATTCAGACCGTATAACATGTGGAAATGCTTTGATTAGTTATGAAAAAAAGAGAGATAACAGCAACGGGAATGATTAATAATAACGGCGGTTTACAAATGTACATGGGGGAATTAAATCAATTCTTTGCAATGCACAAAGGTAGCCGCATAATTGCCCGTTTTATTGTAGCGTCGCCCGGTTCGTCAGAGGCTTTGAAAGGTTATTATTTCAATTACGTTGTACCAACGTTTAGAACCGGAATTTGGGAGGCGGGCGAACGTCTGACAGATGAACAAACCGAACGCCGATTGCGTGAGTTGTCCCCGGTAATGTATGAGCAAATACCGAATATTGAAACCGGGGAATATGAAACCCGGTTGCGTAAAATATCGGAGTTGAGCAATGCGGAATTAATAGAACACATTGAGCATTTAAAGCAGATTGCCGCCGAGGAATACAGCATATTTATTGACGACCCGAAAAGCATTTAATATGAAACCTTTTATTGAATTAAGCGTTTTAGAACAAAAAGCAAGAAAGAAAAGCGAAAATATAAAATGCGGGGATTGTCATTTTAAAATAGGCGAGTGGGCAAAATTCCGTAACGAATTTCAACGGCTATTACCTAATGTCCCGATAATTGACTTACATGATGCACTGTTATCAGCTATTGAGAATAGATTGGTTATTGATATAATTGCGCTAGACAAAAGATTGCGTAATATGTATCCTGAAGAATGGGAGTTCATGTCTATGAAGGAAATAATTATTAAACATTATGGTTTGAAAGCCATGCAATTAATAGAATCAGTATTATGATATACGGATATTTAAGAGTTAGTACAGATGATCAGGACTCTGCTAATCAGAAGTTAGGAGTCTGTAAAAAAGCGGAATCCTTGGGATTATCGGTTGATAATTGGATTATTGATGATGGCATATCTGGGACGAAGGAGCCTGAAAAACGGTTATTGGGCAAGCTTATGAAGAAATTGCAAAAGGGTGATGTTATAATCACATCCGAGCTTTCCCGTCTTGGTAGAAAATTATTCATGATTATGCGAATATTGGAGTTCTGTATGCTTCATGAGGTTAAGGTCTATACGGTAAAAGATGGATACGAACTTGGAGACAACATACAGAGTAAGGTTCTTGCTTTTGCTTTCGGAATTGCTGCTGAAATAGAACGTGACATGATTAGCCAGCGGACTAAAGAAGCATTAGCCAGAAAGAGAATGGAAGGCGTAGTCCTTGGCCGTCCTAAAGGAAGCAAAAATAAAAAATATAAACTTAGCGGAAAAGAATCAATAATCAATAACATGCTAAAAGAAGGTATGTGCAAAACAGACATTGCAAAACAACTTGGCATTAGTAGAAATTT